TGCGGGGATGTTGGAAACGAAATCCAACAGGGGGAGGCTGGCGAAAGGCAGCCCCGTCATGCCGTAATAATTCGACATGTCTTCAACAACCAGGTTGAAGAGGGTGAGTGTTAAAAAGCTCAAAGGCTCCCCCATAAAGGAGCCACGTGTAGATATATACACGTTTCTGTCCCCGGAAAGACGGGGATCAAGGAAAATCTTCCTTGGCGTCCAGATCAAACTGGAAAACACCCAAAACGGGTGTTGAGGGTCAAGACCCTGGAGGAAACCCCTCCAAAGGAGCTCAATGAGCTCATGCAACAGGTAGTCTGTTGCCGACTTCCAGTCGGACGAATGTCCGACGGCGGTCGAGGGGAAATCTTTCCCCTTTTCCTGAAGCACTTTCAGGAACGACCACATCTTGTTCGTGTCGTGAAGACCGACCCGCGCACGGCCGTCACGAGCAAAGATATGCTCCGCCATGAATCTCATGGACTGTCCAATAATTTGGAAGGATGTCTGGCTTTTGCTCAGACTACGGGCCTTGTGGCCCGGCTCTGACAGAGATGTCAGAATGCAAGCCGGAAATTCGGCTGACTGATAACGGATATCAGTATGGGCTTCGTACCAAAGTGGTATGAAGGGGGCACCCGAATCCGGGTGCACGAGCATAATGTCAGGCTCGGGGGTGAAGCGGCCGTCCTCGGCCATATCACCGCTTGCTAACAAGAGTAGCATGGCCCCCACACTGGGGGGCAGAAGCGTGTCGGTGCCTAAGAGGCGGCTGGATAGCCGTCTCGCCGGCAGGGACGCACGGTACTGATACAGTACATCCGAGAGACTTTTCCCGGAATAGGTAACCCATCGATCTTCGATGGGTGGGTCGTTTTCGACCCACGAGTCCGAGCCATCGGGGACAGTGTAGCCAACCGACGCCGAGAACTCAGACGACAGGCATCTTTGCCCGTAACAGTCGTACAAGACTGGATTTCTGATGAAAATTTCATCAAGGTCCCTCTGAAAAGAGGGTCGCCGATCGGCCGCAACTGCGGCCCAGATGACACAAGGGTCATCGATACTCATCCGCGTAAGGAGCTCTAACTTCTGGCGGCACGAGTAGGCCTTGCCACCGAGGGACTGAGTAGCCTCAATGGTGGCAGAGCCTGACACACTAATGTGTGTATGGCGGGTCATTTGACTCACGCCAAGCTTCGACCCAAGACGGGCCGAAAACGCGGACACCGCGTTAGCGAGATCAACATCGATCTTGGGGACTGACTTACTAGTCAGTATGCCGAGAGTCTCGGCAAGGGCTTTAACTGTAAAGGCCCTCGAGGGCACAGGTAGTGCCCTCCCAAATGTCTTGATTTGGAGGAGGCCGACGATAAACTCGTCGGTTTTAGGGAAAACCCTAAAAGGCTGTTGATATTTCAACAGGTGCCCGGAAAACCAGGGCATGGTGGGGACACCAAGTTCGTGATCCCAGCCACGATACCAAGGAATTGTCCTTGGTTTGACGTTACCGTCAAAGTCTGCGGCGCAAAATTGCAGCCACGCTGAAAGACATTTCAGCCCCGTGCATAGTTGATCTATGCGTTCGTTGATTCCAACGACCTTGTAGAGCGAGTGCAAATGCTTCTCGTTCTTCGGTAGAACTACTACCGAAACGTGTGACGTAGCATACGTCAGGAACCACACTTTGTAGTCCTGAATGGCCCGTACGAGGGCCACATCCCTCACCGAGGGATCAAAGTCGGGGTTACCGACTACGGTCAGCATATTTGCGACCCACGCCTCTTCGAGGCGGTGCCACTCAGTTCGACTGAGGGCCAGCAGAACCTTAAAGGTTCTCGGGGAGATATTTCTCCCCAGCATCGCCGATAGGCGGCGGGGCCCGAGGACCCCGTCGCCCTTCGGATCGACGACTTTGTCCAGGGAAACCTGGAGTGTAGCCAGTCGGCTGCATAACCCAAATATTGGGTTTTCCGAGCACTGTTCGAACGTAAACCCCCTTTCGGGGTGGCGATTGTAGATTTGTCTACTCGTCGTACGGTCGTTGGTCTTAACCAACCGTCGTGTGTATAGTACACACGATTAAGCGGTAATT